CGCGCCTCACGCGTATATCCTACTATATCCATGACCTTAATTCTTCTCCTAAAACTTCAGATGCTATGTTTATTTTTCTACGTAGAGCTTGTACAATTTTTTCATCGACAGTGTCTTCAGCGTTTATGTCGACATAAGTTACTGATTTTTTTTGGCCGATTCTGTGTGCTCTGTCTTCTGACTGTAATCTTTTTTCTAAGTCATAACCGTTAGAAAAGTAAATTACTGTGTTTGCAGCCGTTAAAGTTATCCCATAGCCGCCCGTAGCAGGGGTTCCAACAAAGAACCGACACTTAGGGTCTTCTTGAAATTTCTTAATATTATCTTGTCTTTTTTCTTTTGGCGTTAATCCGTAATAGTCAACAATGGATCCCGGACCATGGACCTTTTCTATTTCTTTAATTATATTTTTAATATCATGTTGGTAGTGAGCCCATATAATAGCCTTACCTTCAGTCTCTTCTAAAATATTCATTAGTTCAGTAATTCTATTATTTTTTATAACCTGTAATGAACCATCATCAGCAGTAAAATGACCACAAGTTATTTGATGTAGTCTCATTAACTGAGTTAAAGCATTTACGGTTGTAACTTGTTTACCGTTAAGAACAGCAATAGCTTCTTTTTTCATTTGATCGTATAATCTACGTTGATCAGGAGTTAACGTTATTTCACGTTTAATAAATATTTTATCAGGTAAATCTAGACAATCTTCTTTTAATACCCTGTAAGAAAATTCTTTTAATTTATCAGATAACTCTCCTAAGTTTTTAAAACCATTTACAATCTGTATTTGTCTGCCGTGCATATGTAATGTTTTCATTTGAGCATATCTATTTCTAAAAGAATAATAAGATTGAAAATTTAATAACCAAGGACTTAAAAACTCACATTGGGTGTATAAATCTAAAGGATTTTTAGTAACAGGGGATCCTGTCATAATTCTTCTATACTTAGTTTCTCTAGATAGGTTTATAATATTTTTAGTTCTTTGAGCTGTGGGTGTTTTAATAGTAGTAGATTCATCAATAGCCATTAAAGTTTCATGACAAGACATAAATTTCTCAGCAAATTTTTTACCTTTATCTGTACTAAAAGCTTCAACATTCATAATTAAAATATGCAAGCCTTCACCTTCTTGAAACAAAGTATCTAAAGTTTCCTGTTGTTTTTTAGTAATGTTTGCTTGCCACAAAACAGTCACATTTTCTATATGATCTGGTAAATGAGTTGGTAGTTCGTTATTATACCAAGTACCTACAACACCTTTAGGCGCAATAATTAAAGCACCATTAACCTTACCTTTATCATAAAGCATAGCTAAATTATCTATTAACACTTTTGTTTTACCTGTACCCATTTCCATAAAATAAGCATAAGTTTCTTTATTCCACGATTTTTCTAACGCAGTCATTTGATGCGCGTATGGTTTTGTTTTAAATTTATATTTCATAATTTTTCTTCTTTCTGCTTGACAAGATAACATTAATAATTAGTATGTCAATCATGAAAGAAAATAAAGTTTACGTAATTCAAGAAATTGCTGGTACTGCTGAAGGCAGACCTAAAATAAATATTATGGGCGCATCAGAATATGGTGAGTTTGTTTTTTTATTACCGGAACTTTCACAGATAATATTTTCTCCTGGTCCATTAATTTTTAAACTTAGAAAAGCTTTAAAAAATTTTACGACAGAAGATCATTTATTATTGACGGGAGATCCTGCAATTATTGGAGTAGCGTGTTCGATAGTTTCTGACATGACTAACGGTAAATACAACTTACTAAAATGGGATAAACAAGAAAGAAAATATTATCCTATTCAAATTAACTTATATGAAAGAGGAAAGATAGATGAGTAAAATAGACTTTGAGCCGGACCAAACTGAAGTCCTTAACCAAACAAAAAACATTCAGTCACTTGCAGACCAAGTACAGCGATTAAATTCGCTACAAGAAAAAATAGAGCTGCAAGATGAAAATTTAAAAAGTTCTAAAAAAGAATTTGATCATTTGTCTGGAGAAATAATTCCAACTATGATGTCTGAGATGGGTTTATCCCACCTTAAACTTATGGATGGATCTTCAGTAGATGTTAAACCAAATTATAGTGCTAGTATCCCTGTTGCAAAAAGGGAAGAGTGCTTCAACTGGCTTCGTAACAATGGACTAGGGGATATAATCAAAAATGAGATATCCGTATCTTTTGGTCGTAACGAGGATAACAAGGCGGCAGATTATGCCAACCTTGCATCAGAGCGTGGGTATCAACCAACACAAAAGTTGAAGGTTGAACCCATGACTTTGAAAGCGTTAGTCCGTGAACGTATAGAGGCAGGTAAGGAAATGCCAACGGAACTTTTCAACATATTTGTTGGAAATAAAACAACCATAAAAAGGAAATAATAACGATGAACCAAGTAGCAAAAAAAGAAGAAGCAGGAGCATTAGCCACAAACATATTTGAAGCTGATGCAAATGCAGGCTCTCAGAACATGACGCAAGAAGATCTTGCATTACCGTTTCTGAAAGTTTTAGGACAACTATCTCCTGAAATAAATAAGAGGGATGGAAAATATGTCGATGGCGCAGAACCCGGCATGATTCTAAATACTGTCACAAATGAAATTTATGATGGTACTAAAGGGATAGAAATATTGCCTGTATTCTACGAAAGGAAATACGTAGAATGGCAAGATAGAGGTGAGGGTAAAGGCGCTCCAGTAGCTATTCACAATGCCGAAAGTGACATTGTAAGTACAACTACTAGGGACAAATCTTTTAAAGATCGTTTACCCAATGGTAATTATCTAGAAAATACTGCAAGTCATTTTGTAGTAGTTTTAGGTGACAGTCCAACAACTGCGTTGATATCCATGAAAGCGACTCAATTAAAAATTAGTCGTAAATGGAATTCAATTATGATGGGGATTAAACTACCAGGTAAAAACGGTTTGTTTACACCGCCAACTTATAGCCATATTTACAATCTAAAAACTGTTCAGATGTCAAATGACAAAGGAACATGGTTTGGTTGGGAAGTGTCTAAAGTAGGACCTGTAGCTGATAAAAGTGTTTATGAAATTGCTAAAAACTTTGCCGAAAGATTAGGTAAGGGTGAAGTAAAAGTTAAACATGGATCAGAAGAATCAAAAACAGATTCACCATACTAAATAAAATCCTAGGAGTGGGCGTCGAAGCGAGAGTGGAAGCGCCCATTAAAAATTATGTTTGAAAAAATATTTAAGGGATTAGAACGTGCGCACGGCTGTACCAAAGTTAACACACAGACAGAAATTGGTGTTAAACTTAAAGGACAGTCTTTTGTAGTCCGTAGACCCGTAACCCAAGAACTTTGGGATATGCATTTACAGGGAAAACAAAGTTTAGGTATCATTCCAATTAATGAAAATAATCAATGTGTCTGGGGATGTGTAGACATAGATTCTTATGCAGGGTTTGATCACAAAAAATTAATAGATAAAATTAAACAATTTAAATTACCACTTATAGTGTGTAGGTCCAAGAGCGGTGGTGCTCACGTGTTTCTCTTTTCAGAAGAAACCGTAGCAGCAGAAAGCATGAGAGATAAGTTAACAGAAATAAAAACACTACTTGGATACGGCGGTTCAGAAGTATTTCCAAAACAAATTCAATTAAAATCAGCAGATGATACAGGTAATTTTTTAAACCTACCGTATTTTAATGGAGATCAATCAACTAGATATGCTTTTAATGGTGATGGTGGCGCTGCAACTTTAGAAGAATTTTATCAATTGTATGATTATGTTAAACAAAAAGATATTACAAAAATTAAAATAGAAAGACCTAAGTCTGAGTATGATGATGCACCGCCTTGCATAGAACTTATGGCATTAAATAAAATACCTGAAGGTGGTAGAAATAATTCTATGTTTCATTTTGGTGTGTATGCTAAAAAGAAATGGCCAGCAGAATGGAAAAGTAAAATGACTTTATTTAATATCGAAGCATCTACAACACCGTTAAGTGAGTCTGAAGTAGATATAATTAAAAGACAGCATGAGAAAAAAGAATGGGGATATAAATGTAATGATGTGCCTATGTGTAATCTATGCGATAAAAAATTATGTAGAGAAAGAAAATTTGGTATTGGAGAAGAAATTGTATTTCCAGCATTAACCGACTTACAAAAAATTAAATTAGAAAAACCGTATTACTACCTTAATGTAGATGGAGAGAGATTACACTTAGAGAATGTTAAGTTTTTAAAACAGCAAAGTTTATTTCAAGAAGCATGTATGGAACAGCTAGATTTTAAACCACCAACAGTTAAACCAAAAGACTGGGACATGATTATAAATCCACTGATGAAGAATCACGAACCAATAGATCCACCAGAAGGCGTAACCACACAAGACCAATTACAGAATCATTTGGAAGAATATTGTTTAAACAGACAGGTATCTACAGATAAGAACGATCTTAAAAAAGGTGGTGTATGGACCAGCGAAGGTAATCACCATTTTGTGTTTGATAGATTCTACAATCAATTTTTAATTAGAAAACGTTGGGACATAAACTATCAACGTACAGCACAAATGTTAAAAGAAGCCTGTAACTGTGATGACAAACGAATAGGTAAAGAAAGAATATCTGTATTCCAAGTAAAACAGTTTGATAAAAAAACGGATGAGTACAATCAAAAAGAATTAAAACCAAAGGATCATTTCTAGTGAGAACAATTGTATTAGGACCACCTGGAACAGGTAAGACTACAACTCTATTAAATAAGGTTGATTCTTATTTAAAAAAAACAGATCCAGATAAAATTGGTTATTTTGCATTTACAAAAAAAGCAGCTAACGAAGCAAGAGACAGGGCCATACGAGACTTTAATTTAACGGAAGATGACCTACCTTATTTTAGAACACTACATTCTTTGGCTTTTAGAAAATTAGGAATTAAAAAAGACCAGGTGATGCAATCAAGACATTATAAAGATCTTGGAAGCAAGTTAGGATTTCCGGTTACTTATGCAGACTATCAAGAAGACCAAGGTGGTATCTTTACTTCAGACAGTGAGTATCTTAGAATTATACAGTTATCACAACTTAGAAACATTACACCGGAACAGCAGTTTGATTTAGCAGAACACACACAAGATTTGGAAAGAGATCAACTTAGAATTATAGCTAACGAATTAAGACGTTATAAAAAAGAATATAACTTAATAGATTTTAACGACATGATCTTAGACTTTACTAAGTCAGACCTATCACCAAAATTTGATGTAGTATTTATAGATGAAGCACAGGATCTATCTTTAATGCAATGGGACATGGCAAAAACTATATGGAATAAAACAGCAGATGCATTTATTGCAGGAGATGATGACCAAGCTATTTTTAGATGGGCTGGTGCGGATGTGGATTCTTTTATAAATTTAAAAGGAACTCATTGGCCTTTAGAACAGTCACACCGTATTCCAGCTAAGGTACACAAATTAGCTATGAGTATTATAAATAAAATTACAAATAGAATACCTAAGAATTGGAAACCAAAAACAAACGAAGGTACACTGCAA